AGAACAGGAAAAATGATTAACGGAACATTTGTGAAAGATGAGCTGTAAATGTAAATTCAGAGACCCTGTTGTTGAAAGAGTCGTAGACAAGTTCAAACAACGATCAGATGTAGGCTATAAAAAATATGGCGTTACACTTGATGAAGACCCCTCTAAAATGGTTGACTGGCTTAATCATTTACAAGAAGAGTTAATGGATGCTGTATTGTATTTACAAAAAGCTAAAGAAACTTATGAGAAAGAAAAGAGTATATAAAAGAAAGAGAGGTCCTGTTGTAGCTAAAAAAGTTATTTACGATGGGATCCACTTCGCCTCTGGTTTAGAAAAATATATGTATAAAGCTTTAAAGCAAGCTAATATAAAGGCTAAATACGAAGGTGAAACTTTTGTATTAATAAATGGTTTTCATTTTGAAAACAAAGTATACGAAAGGCAGTCTAATAGTAAAGGTATATTCAAAAATAGAGGTTGTAAAAGAATACTGCCAATTAAATATACGCCGGACTTCATAGGAGAAGATTTTATAATAGAAACCAAAGGTAGACCTAATGAGTCGTTTCCAATACGTTGGAAATTATTTAAACATTTAATGACAAAGCAATTTCCAGGTTATACTTTATATAAACCACAAAATCAAAAAGAATGCGATCAGGTAATAGAATTAATAAAAGCTCCGGAAAGCATTTAGCTAGAAGGAAATATAAAGAAAGGAAAATAGATACTTATATTAAATGGTCAGTAAATAAGCGAGGCTATTTAAAATGGAAAGATTTAATTATGATTCACGAACAATATAATATAAAATGTTATGGCTAAAGCTATTGTATCTAATTATAGATTAAAAACAAAAAAGAAAAGACCTGGCCGTCACGCTAAGTCAAAAAGCAGTAATTTAAAATCAAGTAAAAATTATGTCAAAAAATACAAAGGACAAGGGAGGTAGCTGGTCAATGGCTTTAGGCACTTACCCGGGTATATTGTTTGGGGCTAGAACTTATGAAGGCCCAACACACACACAACACGTTTTTTATCTACCTTTTGTAGATATTGCAATTGAAATAGAACATTAATATGAAAGCACCTTTATTTACAGAAAGAATTCCGTACAAACCATTTGAATATCCTGAATATTATACTGAGGGTTGGTTAAAACAAGCTCAAGCCTTTTGGTTACATACAGAAATTCCAATGTCGGGTGACTTAAAAGATTGGAACGAAAAACTAAATGACAAAGAGAAGAACTTGGTCGGAAACATACTACTCGGCTTTGCCCAGACAGAATGCGCAGTCTCCGACTATTGGACACAAAAAGTTGTATCGTGGTTTCCTAAGCACGAGATTCAACAAATGGCAATGATGTTTGGTAGTCAAGAGACTATCCACGCTGTTGCATATAGCTATCTGAACGAAACCTTAGGTCTTGAAGACTACGAGGCGTTCTTACATGAACCCGCTACCGCAAAAAGATTTGAAAACTTAGTTGCTTATGAGGGTAATGACCCTGTTGGGATTGGTAAAAGCTTAGCAGTATTTTCAGCGTTTGCTGAAGGCGTAAGTTTATATTCAGCGTTTGCCGTGCTATACAGCTTTCAAATGAGAAATATGCTTAAAGGTATTGGCCAACAAATGAAATGGTCCGTAAGAGATGAAAGCTTACACTCCAAAATGGGTTGCCAATTATTCAGACATATGTGCTCACAAATTCCTGGTTTAAAAGAAGAATGCGAGCCTCATATATATTTAGCAGCATTAGAAATGCACAATGCTGAAATGTCTTACATAAATAAGATGTTTGAGATGGGTGATATAGAAAATTTAAGAGCTTATGATTTACAACACTTCATCAAAAAAAGAGTTGGTGACAAACTCGAAGAACTTGGTTATAAAGAAAGAAAATACAAACAATGGGACTGGACAGAAAAATCGTATGACCAAAAAGCAATTGACAAAATGGCTTGGTTCGATCATCTTACTGGGGGTCACACTCACACTGATTTCTTCGCTATTAGGCCGACTGACTATAGTAAAGCAAACGAAGGAGAAGATTTTGAAGACGTTTGGTAAAAAATAAAATTATGGGAATACAAAAAAACATTAAACAATTACAAGAACAAGTTGAAATTCTTGGCGGCGCGTTAACTAAAGCATTAAAAGAATTGGGTGCTTTAAAAACATTAGCCCAAGGAACATTAACGGCTTTGCAATTAAACATTGGGAAAGAAGAGTGGGATAAACTTGTTGAAGAACTTAAAGATTTAGAAAAAAGAAATGTGGAACAATAACTGGAAAAAAGGAGAAGATTACCCCTCGTGGGGAGAAACTGATGTTTATAAAAAAACTATTGGTGGTGGATATTTAATTAAAGACGAATCGCCAAGAGACGCTTATAGCCGTGTATGTGAAACAGTAGCAAGGCGTTTAGGACGGCCAGAACTTGCTAAAACATTTTTTGAATATATATGGAATGGCTGGCTGTGTTTGGCTTCTCCTGTGTTGTCTAATACTGGTTCAGATCGAGGTTTGCCTATATCATGTTTTGGTATAGACGTAGCTGATTCAATATACGATATTGGAAGTAAAAATTTAGAGATGATGCTGCTCGCTAAGCACGGCGGTGGGGTTGGCATTGGCATAAATCAAATCAGACCCGCCGGCGATAAAATAACAGGAAATGGAACAAGTGATGGAGTTGTGCCTTTTTGTAAGGTATACGATTCAACAATACTTGCCACTAATCAAGGATCTGTCAGACGAGGAGCTGCATCGGTTAATATTAACATTGACCACCCCGATTTTGATGAGTGGCTCGAAATACGCGAACCTAAAGGAGACGTTAATCGTCAATCGCTCAACCTCCACCAGTGCGCTGTGGTCGGCGACAAGTTTATGCGACGACTTGAAAGTGGAGATACTGAAGCTAGAAAAAAATGGGGAAAGTTATTGCAAAAGCGTAAAGCAACTGGAGAGCCTTATATCTTATTTAAGGGAAATACAAACAAAAATAATCCAGAGCAATATAGAAAGCACGGATTAAAAGTGCATATGACAAACATATGTAGTGAAATTACATTACATACTGACGAATCACATTCGTTTGTTTGTTGTTTATCATCGTTAAATTTAGCTAAATACGATGAATGGAAAAACACCAATCTTATATACGATAGTATATGGTTTTTAGATGGGGTGTTAGAAGAATTTATACAAAAATCCAAAGGTAAAGTTGGTTTTCATAATTCTGTAAGGTCTGCTGAAAAGGGTAGAGCTTTAGGATTAGGGGTGCTTGGCTGGCATACTTATTTACAAGAACTAGGTTTACCGTTTGAAGGATTACTATCACAATATGAAACAAGAAAAATATTTTCACAAATTAAAATTGAAAGCGAAAGAGCTTCAATGGCGCTTGCAGAAGAATTTGGTGAGCCTTTATGGTGTAGGGGTTCAGGTTTTAGGAATACTCATCTCCGTGCCATTGCTCCTACTGTTAGCAATAGTAAACTTAGTGGCAATGTTAGTCCCGGTATTGAGCCCTGGGCCGCTAATGTATTTACAGAACAAAGCGCTAAAGGCACTTTCATTCGCAAGAACCCTACATTATTAAAATTATTAAGAAAACATAAAATCAATACTGACAAAGTGTGGAATAGAATAATGAAAGATGGAGGGTCAGTTCAAGGTGTTAAAGAGCTTAATGATATAACTATTGGCAAATGGGATACACCAGCAAAAGAGGTGTTTAAAACATTCAAAGAAATTAATCAACTAGAATTAGTTAATCAAGCAGGTATAAGGCAACAATATATAGATCAGTCTGTTAGTTTAAATCTAGCTTTTCCTAGTGTTGCAGACCCTAAATGGATTAATAAAGTTCATTATGAAGCGTGGAAAAAAGGTATTAAAACCTTATATTATATGAGAACAGAATCAGTCCTTAGGGGTGATATTGCAGAAGCGGCAATGGATGAAAATTGCTTAGCTTGCGACGGATAATAATTAAGGGGCTTTTTTAGGGCCCCTTTTTTTTATATTACTTTATAACAAGTTTTATTGTTATCATCTTTATAAGCTTGCAAGCAACGCCTCCTGTTGTTATCAACATCAACATAGCTTACGTGAACCCAATCAGGATTATCTTCTGTTCCAAATTCCCAAATTAATTGATCGAAATCTAAATTGTTTTTAATGTAATTATACATTTCTTTATTGGACATGTATCCATATACATCATCCACATCAATTGCTCTACCTTGGCAATGCTGCGATTTAGAACTTCCCCCAATTGCTTTATTCAATTCTACGCTTCTATAAAATGAATTAATTTTTATCGGGCCATTTGCGGCTTTTCTTAACGGTTCAAATACTTTTTCAGCAATCAATTCCATGTTCTGCAATTCTTCCGAACCTGGTGTATTGTCTATGCCTTTCCTTGTTGCTGTGTTGCTAAACGTTGCTTCTTTTTTACTAATGTGTTCGCTAATCATTTTTTATAATTTAAATTTACCGCCTATTGTTATTGAATATGTTAATGGAAATGAGTCTGTACTTTTAGCTACATTAAAACCTAAATTCATTCTGAAGGTTTTAGTTATAGAAAAATCAAAGTTTGCGCCGCCCACGAATAAAGCGTGCTCATTAAAAACAAATCCATTATCTAATGTACTGTAACTCACTGGTGTTAATGCGGTGGCTAACATAGGTGATACAGTAAATCTTTTAAAGTTATAAGGCTTAGTGCCAAATGCTACAAATGCTGGCATTATATTCCATTCGCCTTGACTGTATAATATATTATTAGAAGCGGATACGCCTCCAACAAATCCTTTCCATTTATTTTCTTTTTGGCCAATATATACGTTGCTTATACCAAATGACATATTGTAAACGCCGTACATATACATTAACCCAGTGGATAATGTTTGTACGTTGGCTATACTTCCTTTATCATAAAAATACCCAAACACATATTCTTTACCATCTTCTTTAATTACCATAGGCACTTTTTTATCGTATCTATGGAATGTATGTCCTCTTGAGCCACTTAAACTAAATTGTTTTAAGTTATCCCATATCATCATGTTCGCGGAGTAATTAAACTCACCGTTCATAGACGATTGTGCAAACCCAACGCCTATAACTTGATTTGCTGCACCATCCAACCCTGACATACGCATTAAGTTGGCTGATATAATTATAGGGTTTGTATTTTTCTTTTCTTTTTTTTCTTCCTCTTCCTCTTCCTCTTCTTCAGTTTCTTCTTCTTCTTTCTCCTCTTCCTCTTCTTCTTTCTCTTCTTCCTTTTCTTCTTCTTTCTCTTCTTCTTTTTGTTCTTCTTCTTTTTGTTCTTCGTTATCACTATCGTCAGAATCACCGCCATCATCTCCTCCGTCGTCACTATCACCACCACCATCATCAGAATCTCCACCACTGTCGCTGTCTCCCCCTCCGTCTGAATCACCACCACTGTCGCCAGTGTCACCTCCACTATCTCCGCCTGAATCAGAACCACCGCCTGAGTTATCAGTCGATCCACTTCCACTAGAGTCAGAACTATTGTTTGTATTTGACGTAGATGTTTGTGTTGTTGTTTGTGTTGTTTGAGCTGTAGAGCAAGCCGATAGGGCATACCACCACGCATATGTCTGCTCCATCCAAGTCCTTAATGCACCACTATAAAAATCATTCGCAGTAAAAGTTTTTGTTCTATTATAAAAAGACACGGTTGTATATCCTTCCATTTGTATAGAAACGGTTTTTGTCTCTCCGGTACATCTATCCGCAAAGGCTTGCACTAATGTTTGAGAATATATACTTGAGGAAAATAATAATAGTATTATTATTTTTTTCATTAATGATCAAATATCTTTTTTCTTATCATTCGTTTAACAACCTTAGCAACTGCAGTTTCTAAAGCTTTCTTAGTCGATGTACCAATCGATGATTGATTAAACTTAACATCTTCTAAATTTTCATTATTCAACAAAGTTAATTCTCTTGTAGTTGTTGCTTTGCCCAAACCAGATCCTGTCATATATAAACCAGTTTCAGAATCAACAAGTTTGACTTGTAATCCTAATCTTGTAACTAACTTATTTTTAATACCGTCTTTTAAATTAATAGTCTCATCTTCTGATATACTGAAATCGTATACCTCTATATAACAAAAGTATTTAGCTAAAACTATTTTACCAATTGGATTTATAACATTAGCCGTAAAGCCTTTTTCGCTTGCTTTGAATTGTTTAATCATTCTATCTTTTATTTCATCTCTTGTTTCCACAAACTCAAAACGAAACGTTTCATCTAAGAATGCTACGGTTATATTAGTTAAACCTAATCCAACTCTATAATCGCCTAATTCAGGATACTGATTTAATATTTCTTCAGTAACACCAATGTTAAGCAATGCTACAGACACAGGGTCACCATTATATTCTGGCACACTCCATATAGATTCTCTTGACTCGAAGCTGCCAACGTAATCTTCGGTTGTTGTTTTTCCAATTACTTGGCTATGAACAGAAGCCACAGCCAATACAAATATCACACATAGTATAAATTTTTTCATGTTACCAATCTATTTCCCTTTCTTCTTTCTTTGGTTTTTGTATAACCGTTTTAGTTATAACCAAAGTATCTTTTACAACACTAGGTGGTATTGTTATTGTTTGTTCCATTGTGGGTAGTGGAGAATCAATCTTCGGGCTAAACCAAGCTTCCATATTTGCAACTATTAAAGCAGCGCCCGCGGTTATGATTAATCCTATTGCAGTAATTATTTGGGTTTTTATTTCTTTCATATTAGTTCATTGAAAAAGTTTGTCTACCTATAAAACTGTTTGTATTAGTATACAATTCAACAGTATAAGAACTAACCGGTAATGAATTCACATATATGTTTAATATGTTATCACCTTCTTTGCCAGTTATTATTTCTTGATTTATTATTTTATTTGAAAAATCTAATATTTTAATTCTGTACTTTCCATCGCTTGGTAGCTTTGTATTTATTCTAACCTTATCTTTAACAATATAGCTTTCAAGTTTTAAGCCTGTAGGTTGAGGCATAAACAAAGACTCAGGCACTTCTTGTATACGATTTTCAATGTATATAGTTTCTGAGCAGCTTATAAATAATAATAGTATTAATAGTTTTTTCATTATTGTATTTTTAAAATTACTTTAGTTCCTTCATCAGTTACAGCATCGGTAGTTTGAAAATAAATTAAACCAGATGTGTTTGTTATTGCTTGTTTAGGATTAAATATAATTTTATAAGGCTTGCCAGTCTTAATGTTTTCTTGATTTTCAACACTTATACTTCCAAAGTATAATTTATTGTTTCGTTCTGTTGCAAAATTAGTTAATAAATTACCCGTATTGAATTGAACTTCTTCAAATTCTAGAAGGGTATCGTCAAATTGAATTACAAATTGCATACCCGCTAAATCTTCTTTTTCGAGTTCAACAATTAATTCAACTTTATCGTTAACTAAACTTGTGGAAATATCTAAATTTAAATTTTCAGAAGAGCTTTGTACTACGCCTCTAGCTATAGGTGTGTTTTCTTTTACAATTGGTTCAAACGAATGTGAAAAATCTACGTCACCAATAAGTCCATGCCCAAAATCAAAAACCTTATTAGCGTCAGTAGGTGTAAAATCTTTTCTTTGCCCAAAGTAATATTCATTTGTTGAATAACCATATTGGTTTTTTTCACCCCAAACATTCTTAGCACCATTAGTAGAGCTTGTAAACCATTCGCTAACATTTTCATTCATTATATGACTAAGCAAAACATATGAATCATCAAAATCAACGTTACCACTGTTGTTTACTTCCCCTAATAAAAATTGTATACCATGTGTAAACGTATTCGTAGATCCGCTCGGGTCGCTTCCGGCTTTTATAGCTTCTTTAAATACTAAAAATACATCTGTTACGGTTGCCACGTCGTCTAGCCAATCTGAAGCCAATTCATTATCAACTTCAATATTTATGGTGTATTGTATATTGTTTTCTAAACCGGTGACTATAGCTTGATAATTAGCATCAAAATATCCAGTTGCCACGCTGCTGTTATTGTTTAGTATATCGTATTTATAATGCGTAGGGTTTTCGTTTGGTGTTTTTAAATTTATAGTAACGCTGCCAGCGTCCCCACCTTCAACGTCGGCTAATGTTATTTTTTGTTGCATCGCGTCAACATCATATTGAGTGGATGTTGAATTGTCTTCAGCTCTCATCCAGTTAAGATGTGTTACATTATTATAATTAGTATAACTAGTGTTAATTTTATCTTTAATTTTGAAATCAACTTCAATTAAAGTATTGTTATAGGTAATACCTACACCATCTTGAATAGTTATTCTTTCTACCGACCAATCATTATCCGCGGGATATGAATCAGTATCTCCTTCCACTTGGGTTCTATTTAGCCACCCGTTTAAATACTGGGCTGAAAGATCATCTTCATCGTAGGTGTTTAAAACTTTATATTTATAACCGTCCCAATGGTTTAAAGATACTTGTGCGTTCGTGTTGCTTTCGTTATCAGTTACTTTAAATCTATGTGTAATTTTTTGCAGCAGTTTATTATTATACTCATAATCAAATACGTATAAATTAGGTGCTACGTTTTCTGTAATTTGTATTGTGTTGAACTTTATAGTTATGGTATCCCCTACTTCAAAGTCAGGACTATCTATATAACTGTGATCAAGTTTTAAATCTTGCGCTAAACAGAATAATGGTAATAATAAAAACAATAGTTTTCTCATAGTTTTAATTTCTTAATAATGTTTTCAGATAGTTTTTTTAATGCAACACTTACACTATTTTGTGTAAACTGTCCTTGTTCATTTAATAAAATTAAAGAGGTTGTAATGTCTTTTGACGTGCCTTTTACTTTTGCTTTTTTGTTTTTGTATTTAGCTAAAGCAATAATTTCTGTTTCACTTGAAGATTTGCTATACACTGCAATATTTGTTTGTGTTCTTTTTACATCAAAATAAAGTAATTCAACGTGCAAAGCATCTTTAGCTTTCTCGTTTAAATTATAATCTAAATCTTGAACCAATTCTTCTAAAATGTTTTTTAACCCAAAACCAACATCTCTGTTACCAACTAACGGACCTGTTTGAATTGAGTTTTTTATATTGTCTATTTTAATATCTTGTGCTGATATTGCAACGCAAAAAAGTAAGCTACTTATTATCTTTATTTTTCTTATGTATTTCATACCATCTTGCAACTGTAAACCCTATTGAAACCACTAATAGAATTATTTTAAGTATGTCTTCAACGGAAGTCATTGACAATGTAAATGCTGATGTGTTTAACATTAATACTTTTAAATCTTGAGTATCCATTATTTTTTTCTTTTAACTGATTTGACCCTTCTTGGTTTACCTTTTGGTTGCCCTAAGCTTTTCTTTTCACGGATTTTTTTAGCTTTTTCGGATGAAGACATTTCACTAGATGTCTTAGGGGTTTTACTGGATACTCTTTTGCTTGGTCTACAATATGGCACACCTCTGCCGTCGCCTTTTGTACGACCGCAAGGTTTGCCTGTTCTCACGTCAATCCATTTTTCTTTGAACCAACGTTTAAGCGATGCTCCTTTTTTGGTTTTTCTTACAGCCATTACTTTTTAGATTTATTTCCCCAATTACTGGCTCCTTTTTTTCTACACTTAGCTATGGCACCACTTGCATATGCAGATGGAAATACTTTATATCTAGCTTTAACTTTTTTGTAACACGCATCTTTTGGCATAATTATTTATTTTTTAATTTTTCAATTTCTTTTTTTATAAAGGCATTTTTTTCTTTAGTAGATAATCTTTTATATTTTTTATAAGCCTCTATATCTTTTTTAGATAAGTCTCTTAGTATTTCTTTTTTTAAACGAGTTGTTTCTTTTCTTGTTTCAGCCGCTTTGATTCTACCTTCTGCTTTTCTTTTTGTTTTAGCTGTGGTTTTTATTAGTTCATGCTCCTCGTTTTTAGCGTTCACATCCCACGTTCTCCACCCTAATGCTAAGGCAATTCTTTGATAAGCCGTATTTCTATTATCTAACGCCTCTGTGAGACCTCTAATTTCAGCAATTGCTCTATCTAATGGTATGTTTAAACCAGCTGACAGTAAATTACCAATTATTTCATAGCTAGGACTATCAAGAGCAACCCCTCTAGCATCTATTACGTCTTTATCAAAATTCTTAGTTTGTATTGCACCATAAACTTTTCTAAGTTTTGAACCAATTGGGGGTGAAACATTAGCTAATTGTAATAAAGTGTAGGTGTGGTCGGCCATAAAAGAACCTTTTTTCTCTTGCCTGTAATATTCATTAATAGTATTTTTTAATGTTGAAACTACAGCACCTGCTAAACCGCTACCCCTAAGTATAGTGTCAACCATACTGTTTATAACTCTTTCTTGTTTTGTATTTATAAGTTTTTGGAATTTTTCTTCATCTTCATCATCTGGATCAAATTCTGGCAATAATGCGAATAAAGCTTGTTGTAATGTAGAAAATATTAAATTTTGCACAAATCCATAATAAACTATTTTACTAATGTTAGTTTTAGCATCACCCCTCCCGTTTATTAAATCTTGAGCAGCTTTTTTCATTAAGCGGGTGTACTGCATTGGGGTGTTTTGAAATGCTAATATTAATCTACCAAGATGACTTGATTGTTGCTTGGATATTAACATAGGATCCCCAGACTGCTGAGTTTCGTCTGATATTGCGCTAAAGTCTTCAAACGCTTTTGCTTCAGCATCCGCTTTTGACATGCCTTGTTTAACATAAGTGTTTGTTCTATTTATTAAAAATGTAGCCCCTCCTGTTGCAATAGCCATACTATCCGCTATTTGCGTTGGTGTAAAACCAATTTTTAATAAATAAGAAACAGCTGCACTGTATTTATCTTTGGCGTTTTTAGCTTGGCTAGCTATCTCCTGTTCTTGCACATCGGATTTTAAACCACCTCTTCTTTGCTTTAGTTTATCTGAATTAAATATTTTTGCCCATGCTTTCCAATAAGCTGGCTGATTCCCAAACGCCGCCGCCGCTTGTAATGGATTATTATCTGACCAGTTAACAAAGTTAGTAAACGATAACATCTGTAGCAAAGCCGATCTCCTGTTAAAAAACATTATAGTACCAACAGAGTTATTAACCCAATCAAGCCACACGCCAGTTAATCTATCAGGATTACCAGGTCTATTACTGCCACTTTTCATTCTTCTTATAATGTCCTCAAGCGCCTCCCTGTGTCTTGAACCGTATAATGCTTCAACTTTATTTAAGTTATCTTCATTAAAAATTTGATCTACGTTAGTTATAAATTCTTCAAGATAGTCTTTTCTGCTAACGTTTTCCGAAAGCTCGTTAAGGTCTTTTAAAACGCTTCCTACATCCCAAAATTCAGACGGTTCAACCCAAGAATCTTTTTTAGAAATGTTTTGTAATCCTTCAACAAACCCTTTTAAATTTTCATCATTTTCTACAGCGGCTATTAATTTTTTTAAATCTCTTTTAGAAATACCAGGAACTTCAAAACCAGATTTATTATATAAGTAAACTCTAGCGGCTTGATCATTTGTAAAACCTGTTCCTTCAATTTCTTTATTAAGTTTCTTTTTAATTTTAGGAAACATTTTTAACAAGCCCCTGTAATCATTTTTTAAAGCTTGCCTTTGAGACTCCATGGCCGATATACCTTTTAAATAAGGCTTAACTAAATTATCTTCAAAAAACTTTTGGTCTGCTTCTCCTTGTTTACCCTTGCCAGCAAAAGTATATTGTGTTAATCCTCTAAAATCTTCCGCGGTAGAGGGTAAAAAGAATTTGTATTTTCCTTTGTTCGCTCCCTTTTTTCTAGCTACAACTTTAGAATATACAGCCTCAGGCTTAACACCTTTTTGTCTAGCTATCATTTCGTTCAGCTCTTTATTTAAGTTTTTTGGGGGGCTTATGCTAAGTTTTCTGCCAGGCTTTATAGGAGCTTTAGCGGTTATTTTATTGCCAGCATTGTAAGAATCAGCATAATCTTGACCAATAATTATTTTAGGATCAACTAAAGATTGCAAAGCAAACTGTACCTTATTTTTTGTAAAAAAACTATAATATCTTTTATTAGGATCTGTTACACCAGGAATATACCCTACTGCCGCTGCTCTTTGAAAACCACTATTATTAATAGCTTTATCCATTTCAATAGGTATAATAGCCACTGTATAATCTTTTTGAAGTGCTGTTAAATCTATATCGCTATCTCCTAAAATAATATTTTTATACATTAAAGCTAAAACAACCCTAGCTGGTAATGAATGCTCATACCTGTATTTATTTGTTTTTGTATGAGGAAGAGTTTTTGTTCTCCATAAAACAGGGGCGCCTGCTCTTAAACTAGTGTTAGTACCGGAATTCATAGACGCCAGTATCATGGCTTGCACCTCTGGCGATGAACCTTTCAAGTTTTTTATAATATTAGTTGTAAAATCCCAAGCCGCTTTTGAATTTTTTATAGACTCATCTGTATCAAAATCAGACCCCAGGTGCCCTTGTATTATTGCTCCCTGTACTTTTATGCTTCTAGGTAAAACTTCTCCTTTACTATTTGTGTAAGTGGTATTGGTGTAAGAAACTATATCATGCCCCGCTGTTTGTAAAGCGGCAAGTATATCCTCCGCTAAAAATAAATCAGCTCTGAAATTTTCTTTTTTATCACTATAGTTTTTCTTACCAATTTTACCAGAATTTTGGAAAGTAGTTTTTAGTAACGCCAAAGCAACATCGGTATCCATTCCTTCAATTGCCTTTATAATTACACTTTGTGCTTTAAAAACATTAGATACACCATTTTTGTCAACGCCCTGGAACATAGACTCTATAGAACCACTAGCTCCTGTAAATACGGCTATAGACTCGTTAAAATCACTTTGCTCAAATATATCTTCAATAAACTCTGTTATGCTTTTGTTTTCAGCCTCTAAGCCTTTTTTAAATTCTTCTGTTGTTTGTTTTCTTACAGGGCCTAAAGCAGCCATAAGTTTTTTAGTAATTTCGTCTCTCAGTCTAGAGGACAATGACATGCCGTACACCTTGTTAACTTGAAAAGCAACATCCCGACTAGTGGCTTGCGTTAAATCTATGTTTGCTAATCCATCATTTAACTCCCCCGTGCCAGCAACAAATATACCCGCTGTTTGTATATCCATACCGCTAGACAAAGATTTTTTAACATTTCCTCTTTCAATATCTTTTTTAAGAACCTGTATTGTATTGTCAGCTAATACAGCACCTCTTATTCTTTGATTATTTAAAAAAGCTTTTGTTAATTTACTATTAACGTTATTTAATTCTGAATCAAATATTTCAAAAGCAATCTCCTCCCCCATCATTTTAGACCAAGATTCTTTTCGCCCAGCTTTTAGTTTTTTACCATCAGGTAATAAATAAGACATAAATTGTTCGTCAGATACTTTTTCATTTACATTTGGCAACCTTCTCACAAAGTCTCTCCCAGCGGTAGTACCGCCGGCATCTGTAGAGGTTTTAACTCTATCAATTTCTTTACCTTGCCAATCACTGGTGTATTCAGGTTTAAATACATAAGCAACAATATTACCTTTTCCATCTTTAATAGGTGTATCTGTAAATACCCCACCAACGGATTTTTGTACCGCAAAGGGCATTGCCGTAGAAAGCCACGTGGTTGGGGCATTTTCTAATGTTGCTTTTTTAGCTTTTAAAAAGTTTTCCTTAAGGTTAGTATCCATTGTACCAACAGCGGTTTTAATATCAATATCCGCTTGCTTACCCATGTCTTTTTTAATTTCAGCTATTACGGGTTTTACACTTTTATTTATAGTTGTTTTAATATCAACAGTTGATTTTAAAACTTTTAATGTTTGTAAGAGTTTATTTTCAATGCTAGTTATAACATCCGGTGAAAATATTCTACTGTCTTTTATCTTTTTAAATTTCTTAGGCTCAGGCTTTGCATTATTACTGCCTTCGTCTATTTTGCTTTGCGCTCTGAAATCTTCTAGCTGTTTGTTGTCTATTTGATTTATGTACAGTCTATTTTCAGGAGCTTTTTTATATTCGTCATTAAATATATCTTTCAATGAAAATTTAATTCTTTGCCCAATGTAACCAGATAGAGCGCCCCTGCCGTCCCAGGGGTTTCTATCTAAATCTTTTAAAGTTCTCGCAATTAAATCGAATTTCATTTCTTCGAGAACATCGGGGGCAAGAGATAACCTATTTTTTATTTGGGCCTCAGTCATTCCAATTAAAGCTTTACCAATAATGTTTTTACTTTTAGCTGAGTTTATATCTTCAAGCTTTATATTACCTAAGGCTTTTTCAGATGCCGCTTGCTCAGTTTTGGATAATGATTTCTTTTTTGTTGTTTCAGTTTTTTCTCCAGCCCTTATTTTTGCTTTAGCTTGGCCACTAAGCTTACCTTTTTTAATATCAGCTTGATAATCTACTATAAAATCAAACAACTGTTCCGCTGTTTCAAATTCTTTATTAGTTCCTGGTAAAAACCCACCAAATAAATCTTCTATAAACTTTTTTAATTCTTGTAAAAATGTTTTATCTTTTTTAAGTTTATTTAAAAGAGCTGGGTTATTTCCTAGTACATCAGAAAAAGCAGTAAAATATTCGTCAAGATTTACATTATCAACATCAATTTTCTCTTTTCTATATTGATCCATTCTTGCTTCAATAATAGATAAAAGATTTTTTTTCTTTAATATTTTTTTAAAATTATCGTGTATTTTTTTTTGCAGTTCAGTGGGCTTGCCATCTACAGTAAATTCTTTCTTTAATATTTTATGCAACAATTCGTGAGAAGCCACCGTCCAATTCATACTTTTGCTACTGCTTTCTAAATCAATGTATATTTTACCGTCGGCTTCAATTATCCCATCTGTATTTTTACCAAAATCAATACCTTTTGCTTCCGCTTCTTTAGCATTTTTAAATGTAGTTATAGCACCTTTTCCCGCTAGTTTTTTAACATTTTTAACTTGCTGTTTTGTATAAATTTCATTAGCATTAGCGGCTAATTTATTTTGTTCAATAACTAATTTATCAAATTGCTCATCAAGCCTTGGATCAGGAACTACTAATCCCTTTTTCTTATTTTTAATTTCTTCTTTCTTTTTTTCTAAAGCAGCAATTTTTACATAAGCATCAGGATCAGCTTCATAAATAAAAGAAGGTATTGAGTTTGACCCTACGGCGGAAGCAACAGCTTGTGCGTCGCTGATTATTTTATTAGATTGCGCTTTCGTCATTTTACCTTGTTTGATAAAAGTATCAAATCTTTTTGTAGTGCCTTCTATGTTTTTAGATATTTGTAATAAATCCCCCACTTTATCTTTGGAATACCCTGTGTTAGTAGAACTTATGCCACCCATTAACGCGCCAGCGGCAAAAGACAGTATAGACGTTTCTACAAAATCATCAACAGAAAATTCTGTTTCTAATAAATCTACCCCAGCAGAATCATTTATTTCTTTATTAACAAGTACATTCTCTCCTAATTGTTGAATGTTTTCTTGTAAAGCTTCTCCCCCACCTTCTTGGAACATGTTTAATGCGGTCTTCCTATTAGGGATAATTTTTTTTATTGTACTTGAAAAAGCATTCCCTGCGCCTGCATAAGATCCTTTTTTGTAGCCATTTATAACTCTTTTGTAAATATCTGCTTTAGTTAAAAGATCTTCCATTTTGTCTAAAGCTTTCAACCTTGGGTTAATAGGCCCAGTTGCAGCGTATAGCATTGCCATTCCAACTTGAGCTTGCCTTGCTAGCTTTTCAGAAGTTTCCACATCCAGCCCAGCATCAATTGCTGCTCTATGTGTATTATTATACCCCATACTAGCCCCATACAAAGACTGGGTTACTATATTGTCAATTTTTCTTGGGTCACCTTTTAAGCCAAAACTTTTAGCCTCAGTGTTAATTAATTTTCCTTTGTTTTTTCCTTCGTTTGCGCGAGCAACGTATTTTTTGTAAGCGGATGCAGATTTAAATCTTTTTCCAAGTTTGCCAGCTTTAGCCATGTACCGTAAAGAAGTTCCAGCCCTAACGGCCCCTACTCCTTTAGTCCCGGCTAATTGAAAAATAATATTTCCTACAACTTCGCCACTAACTTTAGATCCTCCACGCGCATTAAAATCAGACATTTCCACCCCATCTTTATCAATCTTATTTGAAATATCTTCGTATTTTTTACCAGATAATAATGCCGTTACATTTGCTCCATTAGTGGTGTCATATATATTGCCATCCTTGTCCTTAATATAAGTAATTCCATCAATATCCAACCCTTTACCACTGCCAGTGTAAAAATAGTCTATATTATCTATAGGATTACTGTTATTCATTTGTATCCTCATGTTTTGAGTTCTTGCCCAGTCATCACCTAAAAAACTTCCAGCCCAAACTACAGCATCTCTTGCTGCTCCTCCAAACCCAGTTGCAACACCAGAAATTAAATTACCAACACCAGTTGCAAAACCTTTTACATTATTGCTACTTTTAATTTCTTCGTATTTTTTTTGCGCCTTTTTTAATTCCTTTTGCTTATATAAAGCCAGGTTTTTAAAATTTTCATTTTCATATTTTTCAAGCTCATCCCATTTATATTGGGTAACTCTTTCCAATTTTTTAGAATTATAAACCTCGGCTATTGCTTCGTCTATATCAAGCCCTTCAAAATCTTTTATATTTTTTTGTATGTAATCTAATGCTCTTTCATTATTAAGATCATTATCATTATTTAACATATGGTTTTTTAAAAATTCAGATCTATCTTTTTCCGAAATAGAATCTTCCATCAAATCATCGTATATATTGAGTCTTGATCCGTAATTACCGGCTAACTCATTTTCTTCATAATAATTTGCAAATGTACTATCTGTCTTCCCCGTTTTTTGGTGCATTGCTCCATTTAATTTTTTAGTATCAATGCCAATATTTTCTAAGCCTTCTCCATAAAGCTCTTTAACTTTACTCGCATTCTCTGCGCTATTATAAAACGAAACGTCTCCTTTTTTTCTGTTTTTTTCAAACTCTATTTTTTCTTCTAATGTAAATTGATAATCTTTCGGGTCTAAATATTTATCATTTTTTTCTATTTGAGCAGCCCGCGTGTTTGCATATTTAGTGATGAATTTTTTTTCGTCTTTTCTACTTTGATAAAAATTATATTGATCTTGCCTTGACGGTTTTAACCAATTACCATTTTCATCTTTGGTTGTAGACCCGGTTAAAATATCATAATCGTTGCCACCTTCACCATGCTCAAAAACGTTTACATCCTCAAAAGGTTGTACAACTTCAGGCTCTTTTGCTTTTGGAGGTTCTATTGTAAAACCCTTGCTTTTAGCATATTCATCTACTGAAATACCAGCTTCTTTTGCGTAAGGAGCTATATCAGCGGAAGATACAAAACTGCCATCTGGCAAGTAGTAACCGTCTTCCATAATTTAATTTTATATATTTACAAATTGAAACTTAGGGCTAACCATAAATTGATTCATTTCGTCAGCATCTTTTATTACAACCCCAGTTGTATCATAAGCAACTCCATCAAATTTTTGTTCTACATAGCCTTTTTGCTTAGGATCATATTTATACATCATGCCATTAGCCCCTCTAATATTATCTTTTTCCCCAAACGCAAATCTAGGCAAATTGTCTTTTTTAGTTTGTGCTTTTTGTTGATCGTATTCTTTTTTACCTGTTGTGTGAACATTTTTTAAATGACCCACTATATTGTTTGCAACACCATATCGTTCATGCTCATCAAGTAGCTCATCACCAACTTTATAATTTGTGCCATATTTTTCATTAATAGCAGCATATTCTTCTTTTTCATCAATAACTAAATCTTGATTTCCAAGCAGCCCATCTGTTTTTAAAGATTCTATTGCATCTTTAGTTAAATTTTTCATTAAACTTTGAGTAGTTGCATCTAATGTGTCTGGCCCTAAAGGTTTGTTTTGATAACCATCTTTAAAAAAATTTTCAGATAATTCAGTAATAGCCTTTTGCTGATCAAAAGCTTTTAATTTAAAATCATTAGCTTCTTTGTTTGTTAAAATACTACCGTCTGGCAATTTGTAAGCAGTTTGGCCATTTTGTAAGATTAACTCGTAATCTTTTTCAATATGTATTTTATTTAATTGAGCTCTTCTAACAGGGTCCATCGCTCCTGTTATTTCGTTTTTGTCTATAGCCTCCGCGTAGTCTTCTGAAATTTGAGAACGTTGTGTTAAAGATTCGTTAGCTGTAATCGCGGTTTGCTTCAATCTAGCCAACTCTCCTTGTAATCTAATTCTAGTTTCTTGATCTGCACCTTGCATTTCTTTATGAATATCAGCCATTTGATTCTTAACTCCACTAAAATAATTTAATAATGGTCCTTGATCGTTTTCGCTAACTTTCCCTAAAGCCGGTTGAAAATTTAACATTTCTTCTGCTTCTTCTTGTAGTTTTTGATTTGCACTTGCTTTTTGCTGAAGTATTTTTGCAGCGCCACTAAAATCTAAATTAAAAGTTGATTTTTGATAACCTCCGGATCTGGCTGAAGTATACGCTCCTTTTATTAATGCCGCGTTTATTGATTGTGAATTTTTTGTTGCCATATTATATTAGTTTATCCGACTTGTTTTTTTAGAAAATCTGTACCACCATCGGTACCTACAAAAGCTTCCGCTGCACCACTCGCCATATCGCTAATTCCACCAACTAAATCTGCTTTTGCGGCTGCTCTCGCCTCATTGGCTGCTGTTAATCTTGATTGAGCCATACCCAATTGCGTACCAACCTTATCAGCTTCCATCTGTCTTGATTTTTCCTCTCCTTGGGCCATTGCCATTTGTCTTTGATTTTCACCTTGAGCGGCCATAATCTGGTTTTTAGATTCTTGCTGGGCTATACTAGCGGACGCTTGTTGAGTTTGTTGTGCCTGGCTGTTTGCCATTGATTGCGCTAATGCAGCAATACCGCTACCCCCTGCAGCAGCGGCTAGCCCGCTCATTATATTTGCTGAATTTTGCGAAGTTTGCTGTGCTGCAAAATCAGCAGCCTGTGTGTTTACTGTTAAGTTTTGGTAAGGGTTGCTTATGTTAGCGTAAGGATTTGAAGTATCTAATTGGTTGTATTTTTCTTTCATTTGACCAAGCTCTGCTTTCGCTCTTCTTTGTTCTCTTCTTCTTGCACCACCACCAAATAGTGAACCTACGGCTTTAACCGCTCCGCCTACTGCCTTTGCAACTCCTCCTACTGCACCTGATATTGGATCCATATTATATTGTTTTTGTTATAGTTATAATTACATGTTAACTACTTATGCTAATTTCAGAACCTACTGAGTAAAGCTCTTTAGCAGAAGTTTGTTCGTTTTTCATAGTTACGGCAGCATAATACCCTAAAATGCCGGATGTATTAAACTTAGCATTTTTAACAAAGAACATGTATGCATTACTTTGTGGCACGCCGTTCCCGTTAACAACTGTTACTGTTTTGTTTACCATGTCTATCGCACTTATATTTCCTAAATCTTGTTTCGCGTTGGAGGCATCAACATAATAAAGCTTATCGTTTACTTGTATTTCTTTATTTAATTCAAAGTTAAAACTAAAAACTCTATTAACGCCTACCAATGCTTGAGAAGTTAAATAGCCAATTCCTTGTACATTAAAAGCTTTTGTGTCTATTGTATTTTCATTTTCTTCAACACCTGCTATATAATTAAAGTATTTGCCCTCTTTTTCAATAAAAACCGGAACTTGCCCGTCTTGTTTATTTGTTATAATAGAATCACAATACCAACCAGAATCGCCTTCGTAATTTAGTGTTCGGAAATTTTTAACATTAGCGGGAGCTTCGTTTAATAAAAATGTAACTTGTGAATCTGTTTTAGTACCGTAAAAAGTATTAATAGAGCCGTTGTGGTGCTCGTATAAATGCCCTTGGTAAAAAGTATAATATTTATTATTCAAACTTAACCCGCCTTCAGGGACAAAACTTTTTCTACTTACCCACCCATTTATGCTTTCTGAAAATGAAAGTGTTGTGTTTACCGCTGTGGGTAAACTTAAATTATATTGCCCTTTAGTAGAGTCATAAGTTCCATATATTTTGCTGGACTGCACCGAAAGGTTATCTCTAAAGTAATCTTTCATTCCATAATTTGAAACTTCTGTTATGCCATCTGCTGATAACCTTAATACACAGCCTCTATTTTTGTCTACAAAGTAAGATCTATAAGTAAACTCAACAAAACTTTCGGGGTTCTTAGAGATGCCGTATGAGCCAAATGTAGCTGGTATAATAGCTTGCCCAAGCACTCTATTGCTGGCAATTAATTGAGGATTGCCGTCTGCGTTGAATATGGCGTCTTTATTAGCTAAAATTTTAATAATTTTATCCTCACAAAAAGCTAATAAATCAGTGTCCCTGCCGTATAACTTTTGTATGCTGCCATATTCAGGATTTAAGTCTTTAGTTATTTTATCTGCTATTATAAACTGATTTAATCTGTTTATAGATGTTTTTCCATTATATATTTGAGAATATATTAAACCGTTTTTAACATTTTCCTCTTGATAGTTATCTTCAAACACAGTGGAAACACGAACGCCTTTACCAAGTGCGGGCGAATTGTAATCGTCTCTTATTACAAAAGATTCAACCCCGTTTTTAAAACTATAGCAGTTGTGATAATCTAAAGTGTTGGCATTGCCGTAATTAGAAGCATCAAATATTTCTTGAGTTTCATAATATAGGTCGATGTCCACATCATCTTTAGGCTCCACTTCAAATATTGGTGGATTACCTATATTAATACTTTTACTACCGTCAAAATCATACACAGTAGCGTATGTGTAACCTCTTCCGCTTGGATCCGTTGCTTCACTTTTAAAAGTTATATCATAATCTAGAGGCTCAGATAGTCTTATAAAAAATAATTTAGCCGCTTGACTTCCTTGCCAAGTGCTTTTAAATACTTTTTCTATTTTGTAATATTTTGGATCAAACCATCTGCCTACACTTGAATTTAAACGATTATATCCGCTAAATCTTATATAATTACCTTCTTTTAAACCTTGAACAAAAGGAATTGTACCATAATTACTAAGGCCGTGTTGCCATTCTTTTTCTGATTCTAAAGCAAAATGATAACCTTCAGATAATACTGGTTGGGGAGAAAACGTATTGAATGTGTCATTCCACCCGCCTAAAAATGGAGATAATGTCTGTCCTGAAGCTGTAGAAGAGTCATACCCTGCTTTTCCACCGTATCGTGTGTGTAACTGTCTATGGTGATTTGCTCCTCCTCCATCATCTGTACCATCAAAACTAATTGTTCCTATAGCATGCAGATTGTCTGTGTTAGTAGTGTCTACTAGCTCGTTTAATAAATTATTTTGGGCTTGAAGTTTTATAAAAAACTTTCCATCAAATTCTGCTTTTCCAGTTTCATCTTTAAAATCAACAGTCTCTATACTAACTCCTGTTTTTATAGACGGATCATATAAGGGATTAGATGCATAATCACTGTTATCGTAAAGTACCAAAACATCATCACCAAATTCCTCTTCAAAAGTTATTTCCACATCATCGTGTCCTTCCGTTCCAGATTGCACTGTCTCAACAGTATAAACCTTTGTTTTAGCGTCGCCCGCGGTAAAGCGTAGCTTTTTACCAGGGATTATTTGATCCATCGCTTGGCTAGAAACTCCAGTCTCATTATTACCATAAGTAGCATCGGCATCACCAATTTGAGTATCCCCAATGTTATGCATACTTCTTATAATAATTGTATTGTGATTTGATACAGGTGTCGCACCCGGCTCCATAAACCAAGCTCTACCACCTATATACATGTTTGAATTAGCTCGAGTTTGCCCATTGTACAGGTCTTTTTCGGCTTGTGTTGTTGGGGCTAAGTTAAATCCTGGGCTGTCTAAATCAAATTGTCTACCAAAATGAAAGTACGTAGGAGTATAAACAGGTCTTAAAGGATATGCTAAAAACTTAGGGGCTGTTGTTAATTTATCTAATACTTTAAACTTAGTTTCGTCCTCACTTATATTATTTCCTGCTTTTTTCTTTAATAAAAGAATGTCATCTTTTTCAACTTTGTTTATTTCAGATGAAGGAAATGATATGTAAACCGCTCCTTCGTCGTCTTGATAAAAACTATCAACACATAAATTGTATGTTGTAGAGGAAATTTCTTTAACAAAATATTTATAATTAGTAAAACCGCTTGGCAAACTGCCAGTTAGTTTTATTTCAAATTGAGTATTGTTTTTGGCTTGGCTAAAAGGAACATTCACGATTCCTGATTTATCTGTAAGAACCGGCGTTTGTCTGCCGTAAGCATCCATATATACTACTCCAATCTGATAAGTTCTATTAGACTTTAAAGATAATAATTGAGCATTACTTGAATTATATCTGTTTTTTATTTTAATATTAAAAATAGGGTTTGCGGTTGGTAAATTAAATTGATGCGTGTAATTAGCATATATAATTCTATTAGCAGATATTTCTTGAGATTTTGCTTTTTTAGGTACACTATCAAATAATCTTAACAATTGATTTGCCTCAACTGTTTTAAATATTTGTTCATTTTTAATTTCAAAAGTCGTGGGTAACGAACCGCCCTTGAGCGTTTCTACTATGTATACATTTGCACTTACGGAATCTTTGTATAATACATCGATTTCCGTAACATCCGAACTTATATTATGATTTAAATTAGCAACAGTAAGGCTCCTTACGTTGTTAGTCATTGCTAAATTATAACCATTTTTTGAATCGTATTCAAAATTATCGCCTAATTTAGTTGGGTCTGGCAAAAATGCTGCTTTTGAAAATGGCGCAAGACAACTGTATTGCCCGTTTGTGTATTTGTATCTGTATGAAAATAAAGGAAATTTTAGTTCAAACAAAGGATCGTCCTCCTCTAATAATGCTGTAAATTGCACAGTAGAGCCTGGGACAGTTTCGCTTATTGTTAAAATTTCAGCATTTGAAAAAGTTGTTGCATTAGAAACGTAATTGTCCGGCAATAGTATCCTTGCTTCAATTTTTATAATATTCCCAGATGCGGCCTCTGTAAAATCATGTTTTAATACGATAATTTCCCCCGCTGCGTAGTTTGGTGCCGCAGAAAATGCCCCCGATGGTATAAAAAACCCAGAATCTCTGGAGTCTTCGAGAATAGCACCTGAACTTGTTTTAGATAAATCTAAATTAATAGTTACAGTGCTGCCTCCAATTGTTCCTGTGCCACCTTTTGTAGAGCTACTCATAATTAAAGTAGGAGCTTGCAAAGGAGATTTTTTAATTACTGTAATTCTTTCTTCTGATAAACCTGTTGTTGTTGTATTAAAATCAACAGTTTGAGTTTTCCAATATTCTATATCAATTTGTTTAGGCTCATTTAAATCATCAGTAAAGTATAACGTTCCATCTAATATATTAATTCCTGTAACTAATTTTAAACTATTAAAATTTAATATAGCTCCTAGGTCAACAATAACAGGGTTAACGGTTGCGTTTGCTTGATCATATTCAACTATAATGTCTTTGGTTGCAGAAGTTATTAACCAATATATTTTATTATTTTCCGTGTCGGCCACGCTACCAATACAGGTTGCCGAGGATAAACTTATAGAGTCTATTACTGTATTACCTAAAATGTTTTTTAACGCCCCCACATCACTACCACTAGAGTAATCAACGTCTACGTTTAATGCGTCTCTATATTCACCATTAGGAACTAATCTTTCGTCAAGGTCTTTATTCATTTTACCCTTGATAAAAGCGTTTTTAATTTCAGGCATATTCTAGTGTTTTATTTGTTTGGACTTGCCCCTTAAAGCTTGTGAGATTTCACTAAGTTTAATATTTGATAATCTAAGTTTTGCTTTTCTAACCGAAGCAAATTTATCTTTTCTGTATCTCATTACCAAATACTCGGGTGTGTTTATTCTAGTTTCTAAAATATAATATGCTATACACTTGTACATTGCCTCTTCGGCTAATTTGTGTATTTTCATTTCAGCATCAGTGGCTAAGCCATCACTTATGTATTTTAAAGTAACTGTTTTATTTGTTAAATTACCAGAAAAATGAATTCTAGATTTTATAGGATCAATATAAAAAGAACCATTAGAGTTCATGTGCTCTGGGCTTGACCCATATCTTTTCCCATCAAGCGTTTCTGTTAAATAAAAATCATTAACAGCGTCAGATCCTGTGTTTTGTTGTTTAAATTTTTTCCATGTTTCAGACTCATTGGCTTTTAATAAGCTCCCATCTGAATCAAATGTAAAATTATACTGATCATCTTGTAAAATAGCTTCAGGATTACTTGTTTGTGAAACGGGAATTAATATGTGCTCCGCCCCATCGGAATCCACCCAGCTTACTTTTACATAGTTAACATAATCTTGGGGTAAAGCCATAAGTAAAGTAGGTGGCACATCTATTTCTCTTGACTTTTCTGATTTTAATGTATCATAACTAAGCTCTTGTAATGCTCTTTGAGCATAAAACGCCACATTAGTTCTTTTAATTTTAGCTATAATTTTATCTTCACCAACATAAGACAACATAAAATTGTTTATAATATCTTTTAGTGTTATAAATTGATAGCCTCCGAAATCGCCGCCTTCGTGATATTGTTGTTGTGTTTGATTAAGTAGCCCCATTTATTATGATTTTTCTTGTTGAGTGTTTTTTACGTCTTCGCCACTAGCAATGCCATATAAAGAATTATCTTTAAGTATTATCCCAGCTAGGGCTAATATTTTAACTATAAGCTCAGTCTCTTCGGAAGGGTGTAATTCAAAATTAATTGAATTGCTAGCGTCATAAGTTCCTGTTATAGCGTTATATGCCCAAGATACGGCGGCTGGTTGCTTAACGTAATTACAAGTAACTCCACTTGTTTTTTGCTCTACATTTCCGCTTGCGTCTTTACCGTAAACTTTAACTCCGTTTTCATCTTTAATAAAAATAGGAAAATCATTTGTTGGTTGGTTAAGAGGCGTGGATTTTATGTATATCCAGTCTTTTTGCTTAACTTGTGATGCTTCAGCATTATTAAATATAATACTGCCTAGCCTATATAGATCGCTAGGTAAAGTTATTCCGTTAGCTACGGCTTGTGAAGTTTTTTCAAATAAACTTATTTTTTCATCTAATATATCTACCATATCAGAATATTCCGTGCTGTTGCCAGGAAGTCTACTGAATTGATTCACATCATAAAAATACTGCTCAAATATATCTAATTGAGCTTGATTTGCAAGATAATTAAATTCCTGAGGCGTTATATAGCCTCGTTGTTCTTTGTTAGTCACAGCTAACACTGCTTGGTATACAGTATTTATGTTTACACTCATTTTATTTTTATTATAGGTTAAAGGCCCACAACAGTAGGCCCTTACCTACAATTGCTTACTTTAATTTCTTTTCAATAGTTTGATATACTTCTATGCCTTCATCGGTTTTAAAATACGATGCCAACGCTGAATACGGATTTTCATCAAAAGGAACTGTTATAAGTTTTCTATCGTTTGATGCCCATTTGAATGTTCTTTGATCACTCGAAAGTTTAATAATACCCATTTCAACTGATTTTATTCCAATATTCCTAATTTGTATATTTTCATCTTTAACTAACTCTAAGAATAGCTCAGGATTTTTCCTAGCAAATAACAATAAATCTCTTTTAAGCTCCTTAGAAGTCATGGTAGATACTTTATTTCCTAGTTCTGTTCTAAGTATCGCTTCTGTTTGATCAATATCAATTTGTTGAGCTAAATTTAAAGCTTCAATTTCAGTTTCAAGGTAGCTAATGTCGTCTTCCGCTATTTGAACTGGATTAAATTCCGTGTATGTTGTGCCATTCCCGGGATGATATAAAGAAAGAAATTTTTGTAAAATTACTTTTTCTTTTGGAACAAAAAGCTTGCCATCTCTAAAAACAATATGGCTTAATCTTTCAGGCCCTTTCATTTCATCCGTAAATACTGTTTTTTGATTTTCACAGTATTTTATTTCTCTTTCATACCCTAGTTCTTCATCGAACCAAAGTATTCCTCTGCTTTTTAATATAAATACGATAGGTGTTTTTTGAGAGTTAAGCTCATAAATTCTATCTTTTATTTCCCATTTTGGGGTTTTAGAAGTTTTAACTTCTTTTATTTGCGGTTCTGCTACCGCTACTTTTTTTTCTTTTGCCATGATATAATATAATAAAAATTAATAGAGTAATGATTACCCCCGTTAGTTCAACGAGGGTAAAAATTACGTTAAATATTAAGAGTTAAATAACACAAAATTGTTTGTTGCTTGTGCTACTAAACATCTTTCTGATAAGTAGTGAACTTCCATTTTGTCATCACCAGTAGTCTGCGCACCGCCTACTGAACCAGTAATCCAAGATTTCATTCTTCTGTCATCAGTTTCAGAAGCTCTATATCTTACGTGTAAGAAAGGTCTTCTGACATTTTTACCTAATTGTTGGTCATACACTGAAGATGTACCAGCTGGAACTAGAATTCCGCTTATACCCCCTATTAAACCTCTTGTAGATTTATCATTAAGATATTTCCAGTCAGTTTTGTAGAAGTCATAAGAACCTCTTCTAAATCCAGAGAAACCTAAATTAAGTGCCATATCTTGAGAGTTTTCAAAAACTCCAAATGATAAACCACCTGAAATATTCGGGTTTAATCCTGCTAGCATATCATCGAAGTAAAGATTTGCATCTCTATCTAAGAATAACATGTTTTCTTCAATTGATCCTTGTTTGTCTAATTCTTTTAATAATAAGTCAAATTCAGGAAGTTTATCAGCAGCTGGTGTAGCTGAGTCAAATTGATTACTTGCTACGATACCTCTTGAAGTGATAGCTGAAAATAACCCTTCAGATCCATCAGGAACGATAGCGTCTCCACCATCTTTTTTCTCTGCTTCAATCATTACCATTTCTAAGTAATCTTCATATCTTACTCTTGTGTCACCTTCTGCTTTTAAATACCATAAAAATCCGTTTTGTCCAGATTCTCCTGATACTTCTACCCATCCGATCTGAGCTGTGTCAGAACCGTTAACTTCGTAATGATCTTTAATAATAAGTGGCTTATTAGTAAAAGATTTGAAAGTTGGTTCAACAGCGTCAGTCATGCTTGCAGATCCCTTTCCGTATTCAGAACCGTAAACAAAGAATTTAATCACCTGGTTATCATCTACTGCGATACCAGCTAAATCATCTACGTTTGCCGCTCCGTAAGGTTTAATAGTTAGCGTGTCAGTTGCAGCTTCAATACCAGCTGATACATACGCTTTAAATACTACGTTGTTAACTACTGCCACCACTGTTGCACCTTTTCTTACTGCATGTGCTTCAGCTGTACCAGAGTCAATTCCAGTAATAGTGTCAACCACTCCTGTAACAGGGTTGATTTGTCCATTATATGCTAAGTGTAATCTACCTTGCTCAGACCAAATAACTTGATCAGAAGCCATAGGCATTTCTGCACTTACCATTCTCAAGAAAGAAGATATAGTTCTATTTCCATATCTTTCAACTTCTTGTTCATATAGTTCAGGTAGGTATTGCTGAGACCAGTTTGCACCGCCTGCACCATGAAAGTTTAAATAATTAGATGCAAGTGTTTGTTTTTGTGCACTTGGGCTAATTATACTGCCAGCCGCTGGGCCAGCAAATGAAACGTTTGTTGCCATTTTTTAATAATTTTTAAGTTTTAATTTAAGGTTTTTTGAATCTAATCCACCAACCACTCTCGCTTTTATTCCGCTAGGTTCAATATTTTTATGCCCCGATCTTGGATCCATATTAATATTTTTAGCAGACTTAACCGACTCTTTAATAGCATCAGTTTTGCCTTGTTCATAAAAATGATTTGCAATTGTGTCAGCATTCATTGCCGTAAACAAAGATTTATGATAACCTACCGCGTCATTCATTTCATTTTTTTCATTCAAGAACTTCTTGACAAAATTATTGATGTCGCTTTGAGTATTTTTAACCTCGTTCACATTTTTGACATTAAACCTATATCTTTTATCGCCTACCTTGTATTCAAAACCTTTGAATTGATTATTAAATAAAGATTTGGTTTTATTGTCGAACACATTCCTTTGAGATTGTGTTATTTTTTCTTTTTCTATAGATTCTTTTTCGTATCTGTTAAAAAAATCTATAGCTTTTTGCTGGTCCTGTGTTAATTTAGTTCCCGCTTTAATTTCTTTATAATAATTAGCTTTTTGATGTTCTAATTCTTTTTTCGCATTAGCAACCTCTTCTTTAAATGCTAATTTTTTTCTTTTTATGTCTTTAGGCTCATCAATCTCTTCGTCAAATGAAAATTTATCTTCAATTAAAAAGCTAATTTCATCCGATGTTAAGTGCGGCTTAGACTTTTCATAAAATTCACGCAATAAAGACATATCCTCATATCCTGTATAGTCTTTATTTAATTTTACGTAGTCTTCTAAAGTTCCACCCGTATCGTTCATGAACTTAACAAGTTCTTGAATATTTTCCGGATATTCTATTTCTGTTTTTTCTTTCTGTAATACTTCTTCCGGTGTATCGTTAACAACTTCAGGGCTTTCCTCTACTTCTACGTTGTCAGCTGCATTTTCTTCGTCACTTATTTCCTCAAGTATTAGCTCTTGTTTTTCTTCTGTTTCTACAACAGGTTCTTCAGTGCTTTCTTCTAAAACTGGCTCTTCTTTGATTTCTTCTTCAGCCGGTTGCTTCTTAACCGGTTCTGGTTCAGGTTGTTTTTCTGATACCGGCGGTTTTGTTAAATCCACTTTGTAAACGCCGTCGTCAATTTTGACCCCCGCGTCTTCTTGTACTTTTTGTTCTAATTCAGCTGTAGACAACTCTTCAGTTTCTACGGCTTTAGCTTTTGTTTTTTCTGCCATGATAAAATATTATATGATTATACATTATATATTACTTAGGTTCAAACGCACCTAAGCCAAAATCACCGCTTAATATATCGTTTCCGCTGGATTCGAATTTTTTAGGAGGTGTTTTATTGTTTCGCTGCTCAATGAGCTCGCTTTGTTGACTAGCTTGTATTTTTGTTCGATCGTCTTTTCTATCTTCTTTTGCATTCATTTCAGCGTCCTTGGCTTGCATGGTCATTTGCTGCAATTGCATATTCATTTGAAACTCTAATTGCATTAACTGCTTTTTCATTTCCACTTCGCCTTGCATTTTTTGCATATCAAATTGTGATTTAGCCTGCGCTAATTGTATTTGACTTTGCGTTAAAGCTTGTTGCTTTTGTACTTCTGCCTGCGCGGCCACTTGTTGTGCTTGAGCGTTTGCTTGAGCCTGTGCTTGTATATTTTGTTGTTGCACTTTTTGGTCTCTTTCAAGTTTTTTCTTTCGCCTTAACTTAAGGACTTGATTTGCTAATTTAGTATTTTTAATTTCTCTAATATCAATAGCATCTTCAAGTTCAATGTTGTTTTGGGCTATAGCAACCTGTATATTGTTTTCAAGCAATTGTTTTTCTTCTTCATCAGGTGCTAATTCTAAGTATATACCGAAGTCGTATAAATGCAACTCGGACATTTCTTCTAGTGTAGCTACATTGTGTGCCCCTATACTTTGTATAAAAGCATCCCGCGTTGGTGAATACTCTATAACATCTGATATTCTTAATGATATTTTTTCGGCAAGCTCTGCTGTTAAAAATAAACCACTTTGTAATATATGCCTTGTGGCTGTATTTGAATTAGCTGCTGCTAATTTTTGCACCCCTACCAATGCGTTTTTATCAGGCGTACTTCCATCTCTAGCTTCATTTAAACCAGTAGCGTCCCTAACCATTTGCATATAATAATTATACGTACTAATTAGTTGAGCTAATTTATTAGCGCCACCATTATTGCTTATTTCTTGTATAGGTATTTTACCAGGGTTCATATCACCCTCAGATGTAAATGATCTACCAATAACAGATCCTGTTTGAAAAAACATATTTAATGCTTCTTGAGGATTGTAATTTGTTCCGTTACCTAAATCAATTTCTGCTAACCCATCGGCATCTAAATAAACACCGTCAGGCACCATTCTTGATAATACTTGTTGTATTTTTAAATGTGTTAATTGAATCATATCAGCAAAACCAGTAACTCTACTAACTAAAGACTCAATTTTACCATTATACATTCTAGGCGCTACAATAGAATAATTAAGCTTTACTTTATTAACGTCACTTTTTTCTCGAAGCATATTATCCGCTAACTCCCATTTTAATAATTTATTAGAGCCTGGTATAAAAACACCCTCGTATAACACCTCTATGTTTTTCGCAATTCTTTCAAATCTTAAATTACTTTGGGCAGGAGGGTTAAATGCGTCTGACTTTTTAATTATTTTTTCTGCACCTGTAGAAGTTTCTTTAACTTTATAAACTTCATTCATGTAAGTTTTGTAATTAAAATACATAACTTGCACTGAATTATTATCTTGATTTTGCTGCTGGCTATTGTATTTATTATAAATACTATAATCTTGATTACCTTGTTCTGTTATTACTTTCAATTCCTCATTAGTTAAATCAGGAAATTGTTTTTTTAATTCACTTATAGTTATACTCTTAACCTCACCCACATAATATATGTCATCAAAATAAGGTGATTCAGTATATGAATAAACCATATTAGCAGGGTCCACATAATTAACCACAATACCTTCCGAAGGCGTAAACAATGTTTTAACGCAACCAATACCTAAAACAGTTAAATCATAAAAAAATCTTTTCTTTATTAATTCATATTGATTTTGGTTAAGTATTGTTTGAATAGCCTGCTCTTCAGCAATCTCAACGGCTTGCTTATAGTTAAGCTGCATATGTAATTGAAGCTCATCTTCATTATCTGGCAACGTAGCCGGATCGTTGTTAAACACATTAACGCCAAATTGTTCTTGAACGTAATTTCCAAATTCTTTAGTACGCATATCTGCAAGAATACCTTCCATATATGCTGTTCTTTTATTTACGCCATTAATATCTTGCGAATGCGCTTTTATATCATAAGTTCTTTCTGCAATACCGTTTACTACAATGTCAACAAACTTAGGAATTATAGGTACTGGCTTCCAATCTAAATTTAAATAAGATAAATCTCCATTTATAGACAATTCATCTTTGTATTTTTGTATGCTTTGTTCTCCCCTAGCGTATAATCTTAATTTGTGATAATTATTTTGATTAACAAAAAACCTATTTGATCCTCTATCTTTTTTAAACCACTCATTTTGGATAGCTCTAGCAACATTAAGACCGTAATCCAATCCTAATTTTTCATCATCGCTAGCCGTTTGGCTTGGGAAGTAACTTTTTATAACTGACTCAGCCATATTAATTAATTATTTTTGATGTAATTCCTTTGTTTTCGTATTTCGAAAAGTTAATGTTAACTTTCGATTTTTGTTTTTCTGCGCTTGGCCTATATTTATTTTTGTTACAAGCCATAATTGCTAACCCTGAGCTAATCGCTGCATCAAACCTTGTTCTTCTGTTTATATCAAACTTAGCCCAATCGTTTAATGTTTCATTAAAGTATAAATCCCCGTAATCTCCGTTGGGCGTAATACCTACGTAACTGTTAATGTATGTTTCAATTGCTGCAGCATGAGCTTGCCGTATATCTTCACTTGAATTTGGTATGCCTCCAATTTCTTTTTCAGTAACAGATAATTTATTCCACAACCTATCGGGTCTATTCATAGAATATCCCCTGTATCCTCTTCTTTTTAAGTAATATAATAATCTTGGTTTATTATTTTCAGCAAGTATAGGCATTCCGTAAAATACTAATGCCATTAACACGTCTTCAAAAAACATTTCCGCTGTTTGAGGTCGGGCTACATACTCTAAAAAAAATCTGTTAGGAGGTGCGTCCTCCATGCTAAACTTTGTTAATCCGTGTAATGCACCTTTAGATCCTTTGCCATCTGTTGTTCCTGATATATCATATGAATCACAACCAAAAGCTCCCATATGATCATTGCCTGGATATTTAATGCCATTTTTATTTATAATATTATTTTGTAAATTAACACCTGGCACCCAACTTATTTTAAATCTACCGTTTGGATTTGGTGTAAATTGAACTTTAGTGTCTTTAATGCCGTTTAACCACGAAAAACTTCCTGTGCTAACATTTGCCTCCGTTGTAATGTCGTCATTAAAATCAATTTGCTCATATATTTTAGCTAAGTTAAATATACTATTCTTAGCTTCATCACGAAACGCATGCTCTTCTGTTCTTGGGAACTGACGATAAAATTCATTTAAACCGTCTTGGTCTCCTTTTAATCCCTCAACTTCATTCTCCCAATGTTCAATAACCCCGATGTCGATATTATCTCCCTGGTGGTCTTTGACAGGTTCGCTGGGTGTGTTAAAGACAGGTATTCCATAAGAATCGATGAATCCTTCGAAATTCCATTCCATAGGTATGAACAAAGAATATAATCCCGAGCGAGTCTGTCCATTTTTATTTCGTTTCGTAACGTCCGAGTCATTATATAATTTCTTAAAATTTTCACCACCTTTGTCTAATGAGTTACTTGTTGAACCCATCATACATTTACCTATTATTCTCGAACCAAGTCTAAGCGTGGTTTTTGTAACCCTCCAGTTGTTGAGAATATTTTCTGGTCTTTCCCATTTTCCGGCTTCATCATGGACGAGGAGTGAAAGTTTCTCTCCATCATATGAATTGTCCCCGGTATTTTTCCAATCGATCGTAGTGTCGAGCCCCTCCATTTCTTGTGGTTTATCCTTAGACTCGAATCTTTTTCTTGTAAATTTTGAAGCCGGTACCCTGTATGCCAGCTCCGTTTTGGGGCGATCCATACCGTCCTGTATGGGCCTGAAAAAGAATGGGTAATTGATTGATATTGGTACCACTTTATCTGTGAACATTTTCTTTGCATCGGCGCCAGATTTGGACAGTATTCCATACCGTGCATCGGAAGATATGGTAGCCAAGTTAACGGTCTCTCCGGATGCCATAAACGAAAAACCGCTACGTCTGTTCTTGAGATAGCACATTCCATAACACCTTCTATCTGCTTTACATGCTTCCCAATAAATAAAGAATAACCTGTTTGCTTCCCTAAAGTCTGGCCT